TAATATTAACTATAATATTATGTTTTTTGCTTTAATAATTAAAAAATTTAATAATTAATTGTTTAATTATTAAAAATATTGCTACAAAATATATGAGACCATATATGATTTAGTTGCTATACGCCAAGCCGCCCATGCCCGACATAACTCTCAATACGTTGTAGTTAGTAGCATACACACGGACTTTAGCGGTTTTAGTGCCCTCAACAGTGGCATTAGAGAGCACAAGCTGTAAGGTAGCATTATCAATCCGCGAAAAGTTGCAACTGCCTGAAGGTTGGTGTTCTTCGGGGCGAAGAGCGAACGAATATACATTAATACCAGTGTCGGGGTTGCGAGTGTGATGTTGGAAAGGTTGCACGAGGTCAAAATAGGTCCCTTCTCGTTCAGAGAATCGGTCCTGTCCATTTAACTGGAGTTTGGCGGTAACCACGGGATTATCACCCCAGCAATGCATATCCAATGAAGTCTCGGTTAAGACAAAGGTGCCAGCATCAGACACATTAGATTCAAACCCTTCTGGTGCTAAATTGGGAACATTATAATCGCCAGCAGCACCAAGAGTATTCCACCAAGCAGAGGCACCTACTCCATCCTGTGCTCCAGCATCTTGGAATAGTCCAGATGCATCAATATAAGAATTGTTGGTTGCAGCAACTGATTGAGGACCACCAAATGCATGAATAGCATTGGGTAAAGCATCAATAGCATCAGTATAGTTAAATGGCTGGCATCCTAAAGTTCTATAAAGAACTTGGGTGGGATCTAAAGACGAGCAATAATCAACATTTTGGTCGGATTGAACAACCCAAATAAGTTCTTTGCACGGGTGATTGAAATTGAGTTTAATTTTATTGGAAGAACTGCCAACAGATTCATCTCCCGTAAATTGCAATTGTTCAATCAAATATTCATGTGGGTTCTGTGCCATACGGCGTCTCTCATCCGTATCAAGGAACACATAATCAACATACAAAGAAGCAGCCACAAGAGACTGGTTATATGCTTGAGTGACTTTACTACCACCAGTATCTCTCGTCAATGTAGATACAGCCCATAAACATTCATCAATAGGGCGAAGATCCAAATTGATTTTAACTTCATGATATTGAAGAGCAATCAACGGAAGAGCAAGACCAGGATTGCGGCAATACCAGAATTGCAAAGGAACATACAAAGTGGTTTCCGGGAGAGCATTACGGGGAGCACACACTTGGCGAGGAGAGCTGCTATCACAAGGTCCATCAACATTATTGAAAGATGGATCAGTCATAAATGTTAATTGCGTGGTGTTTCCCACCATCTTGTAGTAGCCACGTTCTTGTTCTTTGGTAAGAGTGAGTTGATTCCAAATATGCATCCAGTCTCCATATTGTCGGTCAATACGTTGACCTCCAATCTCTACCTCCACCTGAGAAACAAGTTGTTCACCGGGGAAATCTAACCAACGAGCATAAACTGCGCCAGCAGTATTTTTCATGGCTTGATTAATTTCAGGTAATGTTACCTGAAGATAAGTGCGATAAGCAAGATCTCCATTTCGGCTAATCGTACAAGTGACCCGTCGGCCAAAATCGGCTTGTCCGTTAAATGTTTGTTCAATAGATTCCATAGCAAAGTTAGTGTGTCTGCGATAAGTTACCTTCCAAAAAGTAATCTGCGGATTACCTGTAAGATAAACATCTTGGGCGCCATAAGCGACGAGTTGCATTAATCCACCTCCCATTTATAATATTGCTAAAGAAAATAATTTTTGGAAAAAATTTTAATATAAACTTATTTAATTATTTAATTATTTAATTTTATTAAAATCAAAGTTTTTTCCTATAAATTTAATAATATAATCGTCAGCAAAAACTTCTTTTTTACCTTCATGTTTTTTTATAAAAGTATATATTTCATTATGTTTTTTTATTTCCCAACCATCATCTAAAGCATTGTATAAAAATAGCGCCTTTTTTAATAGTATATTAGAAAGCGTTATATTGTTATTTATACTAATATTAATATCCATATTATTTTTTACAAAGAAAGTTAAAATCAACTTTTACCTAAATAGCAAAATTTTATATAAAAAAATATAATTTATATAAAAATATAAGTATTTAACAAATATTAAATTAAATACTTATTTTAATAGTTAAATAGAATGCCTATATTTAAACAAAAAAATACTAAAAAATTGTCTGTTAATAAAAATAGTATAACTACATTAGATAGCAAACATACTGAATTAACAGAAGAATTTGAAAATGATTTAAAAATTGTATTGCCTAGGTTAAAAAATGAAAAAAAAATAATAAACAATAAATTATTAAATACTAAATTATTAATTGATGAACAGATTGATTTACAAGAACATCTAAATATAATTACCAAAAAAATCAGAGATATTAAATCAAAAAAGAAACAATACTATTTACAAAATTCTAAATATATATTTGATTATTTTGAAAATAAAAAACAAATAACTAATTGCAGTACTCAAACAAAAAAAATTAATTGTTTTTTTAATATAAAATCACATGATAATATTAATATTATTAATAGTATTAATAATTTAAATGTTCAAAAATATCTAAATAATGTAGATGAAGGATTTTTTGATATTAATAATTATATTATTCAAAAAGATATATGTAATTATTGTCAAAATGGTGAATTAGTATCAATAGATAATGAGGGTATATTAGTATGCACAAATATATTATGTGGGAAAACCATAAAATATTTAGTAGAAAATGAAAAACCATCATATAAAGAACCACCAAAAGAGGTATGCTTTTATGCATATAAAAGAATTAATCATTTTAGAGAAATATTATCACAATTCCAAGCAAAAGAAACCACTAAAATAGATGATAGTATATTAGAAAATATTAAACAGCAAATAAAAAAGGAGAGAATTACAATAAAAGATATAACTAATAAAAAAATGAAAGAAATATTAAAAAAATTAGAATACAATAAATATTATGAACATATACCATATATTAATGAAAAAATAGGCATTAAACCACCTGTAATGTCATCCGACTTAGAAAGTTTATTATCAAATTTATTTACAGACATTCAAGGACCATATGCTAAACATTGTCCTGAAGATAGAATTAATTTTTTAAATTATTATTACACTGTTTATAAATTATGCGAATTATTAAATGAAGATGAGTTTTTACCATATTTTCAACTATTAAAAGATAGAGAAAAAATGATAGAACAAGATGAAATATGGAAAAAAATATGTAATGAATTAAATTGGGAATTTATATCTACCGTTTAAAATAATGTATTAATGAGGGAAATTAACTAAATTAAATCCTATTCCCATTCCTGCACCATTTCTTGCACTTACGGCCATACTGGGTAAATAAGTATCTAAAATACTAAATGTTGCAGCTGCCGATAATGCAATTAATGCTACTTCATCTAACGCTAAACTTTTTTTAGGTATAGCAAATGCAACAATTGCAACCATTAAACCTTCTACCAAATATTTTATAACTCTTTTAACAAATTCATTAATATCTAAATAATCTCCAATATAAACCATTATATTAATTAATTAGAAAATAATATTATATTAATATAAATACTTAAATAATGTATATACATATTAATTATTATGTCAAATTCAAAGAATATTACATATCCAACAAACAATGATGGTTCTAAAAATGATAAATATATTGATTTATTAGATGAAGATAAACCTATTGCGGGACAGGCATTTTGTTGTATTTCATTTATTTCACCCGAACAAATTATAAAGCAAAAGGAGATGTTTTATATGGATGAATTTGTTAAAGATTGGGACCTATCAAAATCATTTGAAAAATTTAACCAATTTTTAAATTTTATTAGTTATAAATATAGTTTAAGTTTTGAAGATTTAACACAAGATATGAATTCATTTATTAATACTGAAAAAGATGAACTATGCAAAACCAATCTCTTAGATGATTATAAAAATTTTTTAGATAAAAATGAAACTAAACTTGAAAATTCATTTAATGCTTTAAATCATTTTAAAACTAGTGTGCGTGGAATAAAGATACGTGGAGGTTTTCCTTCTCAACCAGAGGCAGAAGCTAGGGCTAAAATGTTGAGAGAATCAGACCCAAATCATGATGTGTATGTTGGACCTGTAGGGATGTGGATGCCTTTTCATCCAGAAGCATATAAAACAGGAAGGGTTGAATATTTAGAAACAGAACTAAATCAATTAATGCATGAAAAAACAAATAATGAAGCTCGGGCTAAAGAAGATTTTGACAATCGTATTAAAGAAGCGCGTGTAAAAGCAATGGAAGATAATAAAACAAAAGCACTTGAAAGCGGTAATAAATTAACCCAAATTTTAAACGCTGATGGAAATTTGGTCAATATAAGAAATATTAATTTAGATGATGATAGTGATGAAGAAAAAAATAGACCTGAACCATTAGTTAATATTCAAAAAGAATTATTTTCAGATAATAATATTCCAACATCTATATTTAATTTAAATACTAAAGAAGAATAAATAAATTACCATTTTTTTTTAACATTTATTTTTGGTCCTGAGCCGCGTTTTTTTATATTTTTAGGATCATATGTATCATCTTCATCATCTGAACCAATATTTTTAGATAAATCCCAAAATTCTTTAGATCCCAATTTAAAATCTGGGTGTTCTTCCGCCTTATACCAAAAAATTTGGTCGTGCAGTTTATTAGATTTTGAATTATTATTTATTACAAGACATTCAAAATTTTCAGTACATTGATCCATAACTTGGCAAAAACTTTCAAATGTTGGAAACATTCCAGCATAATTTTCGTATATTCTTTTTCTATTTGCAATATATGGTTCTCTTAAAATAAATACAAAGTCTATATTTGTTCTAAGATTTGGAGGAACACCTAATGGATATTGCATAGTAATGATTAACATAATTTTCCAATGACGACCATTCATGAATAATAAACGCATCATTTTATCTTTTGTCCATGAAGCATCATATAAACAATCATCAAGTATTACAAATGCTCTTGCATCAATATTACTTTTTTTATATGCTTGAAGTTCCTTTTTAATTTGTTTTAATACTATTTTTTGCCGTTTCAAAATATTTTCAATAATTACTATATTATATTCATCATGTATAAATAATTTTGGAACATGTGTGCTATAAAATCCGTTTCCTGCTTCAGTACCTGATATAACTGTTCCTATTGGAATATCTTGGTGGTAATATAATAAATCTCTAACTAAAAAACTTTTACCAGTATCTCGTCGTCCAATTAATACAATTACTGGTCCTTTATTTTCATCTGGTCTAAAACTAATACGACTCATGTCAAATTTTTTTAGTTCAAGTGTCATTAATATAATTAATATATTAATAAAATATTTATAACGAATAATAAATTATTATAATTACTAAAATATTATATAGCATATAATATTTTCTACTAATTTATATATATGAATTCCTCTAACTTTATTAAAAGTATAAATACACATAAAAAAATAATTGGCATGATAATAATTTTAATAGTATATATTATATTAGTCTCTATATTATTCACTCATAGTACAACAAATATAGTTAATAATTATAGTAGTCTTTCTATAGTATGTTCATTATTTGGTGCATTTTTAATAATTATGATTCTTTTTTTTGTAAAAAAAAAAGAAGATAATATAAACAACACAATAGAAACAAGTTCTACATTATTAAATTATATTTTTAAAATAATATCATCAATATTAATTTTTGGAGTAATTATAGGAGTTATTATAGGAATAATATATTTTATGAAAAATACACCAGCTATTGCAAATGCTACGATTTATGTATTAAATTTTTTAATAATAAGTGTATTAATTTTATTTATATTAAAATCAATTTATGTTATTTTTTTTAAAAATAAAAATAACGAATCTTCAAAAATATCATCAATATTTGTGCGTTTATTATGTTTTATTAATAAAATTATAAATAAAATAATATATGAGTATAATATTACAACTCGTTGGTCTGTTCTATTTTTGCTTATAGAAATTTTTTTAATATTTTTAAGGATAGTCTTACCTAAATTTTTAAATTCTATTATAGAGCATGACTCACTTGTTTTATTAAAAGATAGTGTTTTATTAAATACTGAAACAACTCTGGAATTATATCCAAAAATATCCAAAAATATTACACATACGTATAATTATGGAATTTCATTTTGGATAAATATTGATCCTCAACCACCATCTACAAATGTATCATATTCAGAAAATACAAATATATTATCATATGGAGGAAAACCCCATATTTTATTTAATTCACTTAAAAATAAAATTATATTTAATATTAAAACTAATTCAAATAATGATACTATTTTTCATACTAGTGATATTCCTTATCAAAAATGGGTAAATATTATAATTAATTATCAAGGTGGAACACTTGATATATTTATGGACAATCATCTTGTATCATCAACCCCTAGTATAATTCCATATATGCAATATGACAATATTGTTATTGGAAAAAATAAAGGTATTTATGGACATATTAAAAATGTTGTGTATTATAATCATTATTTAACACGACATAAAATATCTTGGTTATACAATTATTATAAAATGAAATAATCTTAAATTTAATAAAATTTATAATATATTAATATTATATTATGAATACAATACTTTTACTACTTGTTATATTAATTGTTATATGGATAACATATAAAGCATTTTCAAAAAATTCAACATTAAGCAATAATAATAATGGTAAAAACCAGTTAATTATCTCTGATCAAGATTTAGATACATCAAATTTAAATACATCTAATTTTACGTATTCTATATGGATATATATTGATGACTGGTCATATAGATATGGACAAGAAAAGGTTATTTTAGAACGTATTGATAATGAAAAAAATATTTGTCCTAAAATTAGTCTAGGTGCATTTCAAAATAATCTTGATGTTGCAATTAATACATATCCCAATAGCACAGATAGTGCTATAAATGTATCATCTACTGCAACACAAACACATAATTGCCAAGTTAAAAATATACCAATACAAAGTTGGGTGCATGTATTAGTTAGTGTAAATGGTAGAACATTGGATATATATATTGATGGAAAACTTGTAAGAACATGTGTTATGCCTGGTGTAGTGAAAGTGCCAGATACATCTAATGTATTAATAACACCTGATGGTGGATTTTCTGGTAGTACCTCTACTATTAAATACTTAGCAAATTCAACAAATCCTCAAGATGCTTGGAATATGTATAAAGATGGGTATAGTATGGGATTTATGGGACAGCTTTTTGATAAATATAAAATTAAATTATCATATTTAAAAGACAATAAAGAACAAGCAAGTATTCAAATATAAAAATAAAATCTAATTAATCTAATATAGAATGAATTATAATGGCAGAGATGTTTTAGATATTGCAAAAGATAATGTAAAACTATTAGATGGATATGCATCCCCTGTAATAAATGATTTAAAAACTCGCGTGCAAGACCTAGGTTCGTATTTACCAGAAACCAACTTTCCAACATTAACTTCAGCAAGTACATCAACAACAGATTCATTTGATTCCTTTCAATCAAGTAAAACTATTAATGGAACAAAAGAGTTTTTAGAGTCTAATAGCATTATATCAAGATTAGCATTTTTATTAATGCTTGTATTTATATTTATTATACTTTTACGAGTAGGTATTTATATAATATCTAAAATTATGGGTCCTTCGGAATATCCTACACTAATTAATGGTATGATTAATAGTAAAGAAATGCTTATTATTCCACAAAATCCGAATATTAAAAATTCTATTGAAATTCAAAGGTCATCTAATAAAACAGGTGGCATTGAATTTACTTGGTCTACATGGATATATATAGATAATCTTACATATAAAGAAGGACAATATCGCCATATATTTCATAAAGGTAATGACAACATTAATATGACATCTGAACCAAAAGGATTAAATTTTCCAAATAATGCACCAGGTTTATATTTAGCACCAAATACAAATAGTATTGTTGTTATTATGAATACTTTTAAAAATATAACAGAAGAAATCACTATTGATAATATACCAATAAAAAAATGGGTTAATATTATAATTAGAGTAAATGGAAATTTATTAGATATTTTTATTAATGGATCATTATCTAGACGGCACATATTAAAAGGTGTTGCTAAACAAAATTATGGAGATATATATGTATCAATGAATGGAGGATTTGATGGATACACATCAGCATTAAAATATTATAGTAAAGCTATTGGAACGAGAGAAATTCAAAAAATTATATCAAATGGTCCAAATCTTAAATTAAAATCGGATGATATTAATAAATCAAAACCTCAATATTTATCATTAAGGTGGTATTTTATGGGCAATGAAGATTCATATAACCCATAATTGTTATTTACATAAAAAATTTATATAATATAATATTATATTATATTATATAAAATGTCTTGCAGATATGGTTTTACATGGGATAAAGATATAAAAGGTCCAGAAAATGGTCCTAGTTGGTCTAGAGAACGAGTAATATGTAATATAGGCAATATTGAAGAATATAAACTTAAAAAAAAACAAAAAATATTAGATTATACTGCAGATCAAAATAATTTTACAAATCAAGAACAATGGGCTAGATTAAATAAAGGCCTTTCAACTAATAAAAAATCATGGGCTGTACAATCTAATATAGCAAGCTCAAATACACCATTTAATTATACTAACCCAAATGTTAATAATTTACCATTTAAAAATAATGATTCAAATACTAATATATTAATATGCAATAATTAATTAATTATAATTATATTAATAGTAATAGTAATAGTAATAGTAATAGTAATAGCAATATTATGTTAGTATTCTTGGAGCAATATTCATAGTTATTAATTCTTGAAATAACAATTTACAAGCATATGGCAATTCAACATAATCAAAATCTACCCGATTATCACACATAGAGCAATGATGTATATGTTTTTCGTCATTATATGCTGCAATCATTCCACAAGATTTACATACATGCACTTGAAACGCATCTGATGCATCATATAGACGACCTTTTGTGAATCTAGATGCTCCATGAGCAATTATTCCATCACGCTCCATTTCGCCAAATCTAAGTCCTCCATCTCTAGACCTACCTTCTGCTGGTTGTCTAGTTAAATTTACCATAGGACCAATACTTCTACTATGTTCTTTATCTTTTACCATATGTTTTAAACGTTGATAAAATGTTGGTCCAATAAATATAGATGTTTCTAGTTGTTCTCCAGTAAGACCATTATATAAAATTTCATTACCTTTTGATTCAAATCCAACATTTTGGAGTTCTTTGCAAATATCTTTGATTTCATATCCACCAAATGCTGTTCCATCTCCAAATAATCCAAGTTGTAATAAAACTTTACCTAGAATAGATTCTTTTAATTGACCAATAGTCATTCTGCTTGGAATTGCATGAGGATTTATTATTATATCAGGTTTTAATCCCTCGCGAGTAAATGGCATATTTTCTTCAGGAATTATATTACCTATTGTTCCTTTTTGTCCCATGCGAGAACTAAATTTATCACCAATTACTGGTTTTCTAACAGTTCTAATCCTGACCTTACAGAAGTTATACCCATCTCCATTTTTTCCAATATAATTTTTATCAATATAGCATTCTTCCTTTGTTCTATGAATTCTGCTCTGGTCTTCATATTTTATAATTTTTGTATGATCATTTCTATTTTCTTTAATAGGTAAAATTTTAGCAATTATGATATCACGATTTTCAACTAATGTATTTTCTGGAATAACTCCTTGAGAATTAATCTTATCATAATTGCCAAATTTCATTCCTTTTGTTTTACTTTTATCTGGTTTGCATCTAATTTCATCATCACCATGAATTTTCCTATCTTCATCTTTTTCAGTATGAAATATAGTTGCTTGAAATAATCCTCTATCTATAGAGCCTTTATTAAATAATATACTATCTTCTTGATTATATCCAGAATGTGTCATAATTGCAACAATTACTTGGCATCCAGAAGGTATTTGATTTAATTGTAATAAATTCATTACACGTGTATCTACTAAAGGTCTCATTGGATATGTTAAAACATATGAAGTTTTATCCATTCTACTATCAAAATTAGTTACATACATTCCCATCGCTTGTTTTCCCATAGCACATTGATATGTATTTCTCGGAGATTGATTATGTTCTGGAAATGGAATACATGATGCTAATATTCCAAAAATAGTGCTGGGATGTATCTCACAATGTGTATATCTATAAATATTTGTTCCTTTTTTGCATAATGAACTAGGATCCATAGATATCATACTAGTATTTTGTTCTAGTGGATCAATATATTCTATTGCTGTTTTTCCATGTATTATATCAGTCAATAAATCATTCCATGAACTATCACCATATTTAAGTGATAAACAAATTGTTTTATCTATGATTAAAGTATTATCTATAACTCTTAATAATGGACGCACCAATCGTCCTGCATCATTACATATCTTAATCTCTTGATTTTTGTAATCAAATATTATAGAAGTATATATATTTATAATACCTTTATATTTTTTATCTTTTAATGAATTATATAATTCTACTGGTCTATATGTCATACCAATCCATGAACCATTTATAAATACTTTTACATTATCATAAATTTGGTCAGATGATAAATTTTGAAAATTTTCAATATATGGTATTATAAAATCTCGTAGTCCATTACTATTAGATGGTATAGTAACATGTGTCATATATGATAAGTTTTTTACCACTCCAACAGAGCCACCTTCTGGTGTTTCTGCTCCACATAAAAATCCCCAAGTAGTACTATTAAGTTTTCTAGGAGGAATCAGTTTTCCACTTTTATCAATAGGTGTATTAATTCTGCGTAAATGACTTAAACTTGAAATATATGTTAATCTACTAAGTACTTGAGCAACCCCTACTTTATTAGTATTTGTATGTTTTACACCAAAATCACCAGTTGCTAATGCACGTTTTAATCCATTTTCAATTGTGGTAGATTTCACAATTTTATATATATTTGTTAAATTTACAATATTTATATAGTCATCAGAACTTCTCCAAGAACCATTATTAATTTCTCTCACTATTTGTTTTTGCATATCTTTAACTAATTTATTAAAATAATTTCTAAATAAATTATTAAGTAATGTTCCTGTAAGGTCAATTCGCTTATTAATATAAGAATCTCTATCATCTGGTTGATTTTCTCCAAAATAACATCGTAATAATTTATTGATCATAAATCCCAAGAAATATATTTTTTGGTCGTGTGTTTCACAATGAGGAAACAAGTCATTATTTAAAACATCTACTGCAAATTCGTTTTTTTTTCTAACACCTAATTCTTTATCCATATTCATCGGTATATATATAACATTTTGTGTAAAATAAATTAAAGCATCTTCCTGTGTAAGATATTTATTTGCATCAATTACTGAATATTTTAATTCATTTAAATATTTTTCATTTTTACTATCAGTTAAATTAAGAAGGATTTTTGTGCATATATCTTTATCGCTAATAATACCCAATGCTCTAAATACTATAAATACTGGAATAGGTTGTTTGATTCGGGGTATTTGTATATAAATACCTTTTCCAGTATTAATTTTTTTTGAAGAAATCATAATTGTTAATTGTTTTGGTGATATACATTTCCAATCTGGAACAGATTTAATTTCTGCAATCATGCTCCATTTAGTATTTTTTTTAGATAAATAACACATTATTTGATTTTCAGCAGCTCGTTCCTGTCCTAAACAGGTTTTTTCTGAACCATTAATAATAAAATACCCACCTGGGTCCATTTTGCATTCCCCGCTATTTTTATTATGCACTTGTGTATATTGATTTAAAACACAAATATTAGATTTTAACATTATAGGCAATTTGCCTATTTGTATTTTTTGAAGTTTTTTATGAATTGTATGTATATTTTTTAAACCTTCTCCACTTCTTATAATATATTTAATATTTAAATCCAATGTAATATTAGATGTATATGTAAAATTTCGGAGACGTGCTTCACTTGGAAACATCAATTTTGTAGCACCATTATTTTCATGTATTTGAGGACGATAAATATTAAAATTATCAAATGTGATAAATATTTCAAGGGAGTATTTATTATATTCTTTATTATAATCATGATCTGAATGAATTTGAACAGGGTTAAACATATCAATAGTTTTTTGAATTTGAAATGATACAAAATTATTATATGATTCTACTTGGTGTCTTACTAATTGTTTTAAATGATGTCCTTTAAAATAAGAACCAATAATATTCCACGGCTCTTCAATGTATTCTATATTATTGTTTATTTTATCATTAACTGATGTCATTTGTAAATGATATATAATTGATACTAAAATTACATTTCAATTTATCTTTAAATTATAATAAACTAATTTATTAGAATATAATGAAATATTATTTTACTTTTTCAATATAATAATGACATCAATTAAAATATTGAAAATAAATCCTAATTTATTTAATAAAAAAATCACCCCCAAACTTTCAAAAAATACTAAACAAAAACCTATTATAAATACACATTCTACTACATTAAGAAAAACACTTTTAGGTAAAATTAGAGACTATCAAAAAACTGAAAATAATAAAGAAAAACAAACATCTCCATTATTAATAAAATCTACAGATAGTAAAATACAAAATATTAATAATACTAATACTAATACTAATACTAATACTAATACTAATACTAATACTAATACTAATACTAATACTACATCTGATACGACAAATATAGGAACTTTTAATAAATCATTAAGTTTTTTAAAAGAATTATCAGATAAAAAACATAAACATAAAGATAAACACAAACATAAACATAAACAAAAAACACTTAAAACACATAATAAAATAAACATACCAATAATAAATTTAGAATTACCTAAGGAACTAATTGAACCAATATATACTAATAATACTATATGCAGTAGCACTAATATTTTACATAAAACACAAAGTATTCCACAAAGTATTCCACAAAGTATTCCACAAAGTATTCCACAAAGTATTCCACAAAGTATTCCACAAAGTATTCCACAAAGTATTCCACAAAGTATTCCACAAAGTATTCCACAA